GGGCTTTCATCAGGTCAGCGTTGGCGGCTGCCCAGTGTTGTTCCATGCCTGCCAGATTGGCCTCTGCGTCTTCCAGGCGTTTCTTCAAATGGGGGTTGCGGTCAAGGCGCCCATAGAGGCTGTGGACCTTCTTGCGCTGGCGCTCCACCATGGAAATATAAACCTCTTTGATTAGCGGGCGAATCATTCCGCTGTCACGGATAAACGCCATGAAGACGTTCCACTGCTCGCGCTGTTCTTCGGTGTTCCAGATCACTTCATCGTTGGGCAGGACCACCGCTTCCTTATTGAAGTCCACGTAGTACTTGCCACCACCGCGCAGCGGGTAGAAGTGCACATAGTCCATATATTCCCCAAGGCGCTCGTCTTTGGGATCCAGCACGGTGCCGCCCTGTTCGCTAACCTTGGCCAGCGTCAGGGCCATGGAGCCGTTGCGCTTGCAGCCGTTCAGCCCTGGGCGGGCCTCGATCTTCTTGACGGCGGGCAAGAATCCAAGCTCTGGATCAAACGTCCAGCTTCTTGGATAATGCACATAGACAAACTTGAAAGTCTGCCGGGTGCGAGGCGTGACCGGTAGGCCCTCATCCGTACGGATCACGCTCTGTTCTTTTTCGGGTTTGCGAAGCCTTACGGTTTCACGCATGGTTCTCTCCTGCGTTGTGGCAAAGCCAGGGCCAGCGGTGGAGTCAATACCGCCGGCCCCGGTCAGCCTGGGTTTTACTATGGAGTAGCCGTAGAGAGAATCTCAACGCCGCGTGCGTTCTCAGCGATAGAGACGCCTAAGAACATCGTGGCATAAGCTGCCGAGATTCCGTCTGCTGCGGTGCGATCCAGCTCCACGAGCAGCTCGCCAGCGTTCATAAGAACGTTAGCCGCTGGCACATGGACGCCCATGCTTTGCACGTTGGCCAAGCTGTAGGCGATTGCTCCAGGTGTGTAGAGGCCGCCCTGATAAGATCCGGCGCCATTGGCGCCGACGCTATCTGAAACATAGATATCCAAATTCATCCAAGAGCCCTTGAAGCCGGGTCCACGTTGCCCAAGAAGCTCGCCGGTGGCGGGCAAGAATTGAGCTGCGCCAGTCTCGGATCGGAGGCTGGAGATGAAGTCATTGTATTGGATAGGATGCAAGACAAGAGCAGCGGCGCCGCTGTTGAGTGCCTCGGTCAATTCAAACATTCCATCATAAATGTCATCCACTGAAAGAGGAACCAAAGCAGTTCCCGCCACGTTGGTGAACGTGCCAAAGGTCGCGCAGATCTGATCGGTCAGAGTCAACGCCACGCCCTGCATCAGGTTGCGCACCATGCGGTCAATGTCGATTGCTCCACCAGCAACGGGGATCAAGTCATCAATCGCGTATGCTCGGCGATACGCTGCGACAGTGAGATCAAAGTGCGTGGTGGTGTAAGCGGTGGCCGCCAAGGTGGTGTTCTGGCCTGGGGCAGTGAAGCCACCAGGAACAGCGTCTTGCGTCACGCTCATAGTGTCCGATCCCATCGAGGTCCATGGAAGACGGGTCACGGTTGCGCGAATGTCGGTTGGGTCGTAAAGCTGTTCAAGCACTTCAGCCGCGAGGACTTCAGCGACTGCGCCGCCCATGTTTTCAAGGGTTCCGGCTCCTGGGCCGTAAACGAGGGAATTGGTAACTGCCATGATTGCACCTTTTGGTGAGGGTTAAATAAAAATATCTAAGCCGACAAAGGGGCAGCACTATCGTAGCCGGTCACGTGGGGTTGGCTTTCCTCACGCTTACTCTATCGCCCTGCCCCTTGTCAACTATTTGATTAGGCCCCGCGCTCTAAGCTGTGCCTTGATCGCGTCTTTGTTGCTCCCAAGCTGGCCCGCGTTTTTGGCGCGTAGCTTGCGAATCTCACCGGGATCGGTGAAGTCCGTGGCCGTGTTCTCTGCCGGTTGACCGGCGCCTGCGTTGGGGTTGCTGGTGAGTGCTGCCTGGATGGCCTGCAAGAGGTTGGCAGATTCCCCGCCCGTCGCCTGGGGTGCTGCCTCGCTTGCCGCTTCTGCCGCTGCGGTGGTCACGCCGCGCTGCTCGAAGTGCACGCTATACAGCGGATCCTCTTTGTTGGCGGCCAGCCACGCATCAAAGCCAGGGCGATTGTCCGAAGGCAATTCTGCCACCGCTGCCTGATACTCACGCCGAAAGAAACGCCGCACGCTTGGAGCCTTGAAGCCCTGTTCGATCAGGTGCATCTCTTGGGAGTGATTGCGCTTTGTGCTGCTCAGCTCGCTATTGGCTTTGTCCAGCTGCGCACGCAGTGACGCCAACTCTTGGGAGGCGCTTTGGTTTGCCTCGGTCAGCTCACGCTTGGCCATTAGCTCTTGCTCGAGCCTGAACGATGGCACCGTGGTTTCTGGCACGTGCTGGACGTTGTGCGTCACGCCATTGGATAGCGGTGGGGTTAGGGGTGTCGGGTTTGCGGTGGTTTCTTCTGCCATTGGTTATCCCTCCTCTGGCGTTGGTGAAAAGAACGAGCGGCCCACGTCGCCCATGATGGCGTCTGCTGTTGCGCTCGGCATATTGAAAAACGATGAAAGCATCTCTACGCCAGACGGGCGCGGAAGCAAGCCATCGCTGACGGCCTGAACGATACCCTGGGCGGCTTGCACTTGGGCGCCGTTGAGTGCTGTTAGCTGGACGTTCTCCGCTGGGGCAGCTGGAGCCAGAGGCATAATCTCGCCACCTTCGGCCACGTCGTCAGGCTCTGCAATTGCTTGGCCGCTCAGGATCGCTTCTGTCTCGCGCACCTTCAGCAGGCGTTCCAGGGCGTCTTCATCGGATTCGATCTCTGGGTGCATTTGGCGCAGCGCATCGATCTGGCTGATCATGCCCATGGCCAATTCTTTCTCGATGATCTCCGCCTGCTCTTTGATCTCGGCGGTAGACGGCTTCAAGGCTCGATAGTGGATCTGATAATCGCGCGGGTTCTCGCTCAGTCCTGCGTTGGTGTACACGTTCGCAAGTGCTGCGGCGGTGGCCAATAGCTCTTGGTCTGCCATCCTAAACGACGGCTCCACAAGCTTCTGCTGGCGGCGCTGCCCGTTGCGGCTGACGACGATAGCATAGCCGCTCTGGCCTTGGGTGATCTGCATGTCGGCCGGGTTGAGTCCAGCGTAGACAGCCAAGCCCTGCTCATAGAGCTTCAAAGCTTCGGCACTGCTAAGCACGTCCATGGCTGCGCTAAACTGCCCCAGGCTTCCACCGCTTGGTCCTTTGCTGCTGAACTTCAGCACGCTCTTTCGATCCACCGGCACCACGTCCACCGCTGTGCCTGCAATCGTGCGCGTGACTCCGGCCTGGGTGTCAACGTCAAGAGCCCACCGTTGTGGGTGCGCTGCATTCAAGAAGCCATCGTTCCAATGCGTCCACAGTGCGCCCAAGCGCAGGCTTCCATTGGTCAGCTCAGTGCCCTCGGTCCAGTTCCACAGACGAGAGCCGACCTGCTTGTGGTACAGCACGTAAGGCAGGATCGCGCGGCCATCGGTGGCCCGGTATGGGTAGGCCGCATCTCCGGCCAGGTCTGGCGCATATTTGGCGGTCGCTTCGGTGCGCTCGTTGTTCTCGTCTACCTCTTCAATCTTGAAGACAGGCTTTGAAGGATCGCGCACGTCCCACACTTCCCACGTCCACGCATCGCCACGCCACCGCAACTCTTCCACCTTGCCCGGCTGGTCTGGCTCGTCTGGCATGGCTTCGATCACCACGGTATCAGGCGCCACGATCCGATAGCTTGCCTCGGTGGCGTTGGCCCAGTGCTTCCAGTCCACGCGCACCAAGCACTCACCCATGGCAAGCGCGAAGAGGCTGGTCTTCTGTTGCTGCGCCCAAAGCTTGGGCGTGATGATCGGCGTCAGGTCCGCGTCTTCTTCGCCTGAGATTTTCACCTCTGGCGGCTCCAGATAGGCGACGTTCAATTGCTGAAAGATCAGGCGGTAGGGGTTGCGGCTTAGGTCTGGATCGATCTCCAAGCCTGCGGCGATCTCTTGGGCAAACTGGTTTTCAATGGCGGTCTGGACGTCCACCTTGTGCTTGCCCTCGAGCAGCCTTCGGCGTTGGGCTTGCTCGCGCCACCGCTCTTGGTCTTCATAGTCTTCTGGAATGATCGTGCTGGGTACGTAGGCCATTAGTATTTCCGCCTCACCCAGCCGAGTGCATAAAGGTCTTGGCTTGTCAACTGAGCCACCGCGCGGCGATCTCCCTTCTCGGTCACCTCTTCCCCATCGAGTTGCCACAGCTGGGCGCTCTTGGGCACTTCCACTTTGGCCTTGGCGCCGATGACGATCACCACGTCCGGCTTCGGCTTGGGTGTCTGTTCGGCCTTGGCTGGCTTCTTTGCGGGTTCTTTCTTCTCTGCCATGGTGCGCTCCTTAGATGATGAGATAACCCGAATCAGCAAGGGATTCGGTCAGATAGACTTCAGCGATGTATCCCACCGCGTCAAAGTGATGCTTGTAGTCTCCGCCACTTTCCCCGCGCCAATGACGCAATGCGCCGATCAGGCGGTGGCAATCTTGGTGTACCATGAAACGCCCTTCTACACACGCAGAAGACATCATGCGGGCGCGGGCCTTGACTGAGCCCGATCCCTTCCATGGGACTTGGATTGTGAACGGGGGGCGGCTCTGGCCCAGCACGTCAGCAAAGCCACGCTCCAGCAGCTCATTGACGGAGAAGCCCAAGCCAAGACGGCCCGCGCTGTTGGCGTCGCCTCGAGCTTCATCGATCTGGTGTAGCCCCACGCCCCACGCCTTCAGCATGTCCGCGATCTCTCTGGCTTCAGCTTTGGGGGTGTTGCGTTCGCTGCTTGCGTATTCGCTCAGCACCCATAGCCGGTAGCCGTCCCAGCCTACGAGATAGCAGACCGATGCCCCAGGCTTCTCGCCGTGGTCCCAGCCAAGCCCTAAGCGCTCGATCCCATCGGGCGGATCGGTAAACACGTTCTCTTCTCCAAAGGCGATCCAGGCGTCATTGCTGACCCCTTCCCACGCGCCCTCCACGCGCTGCGCATATTCCCACGGGCCATACCCAGCGATCTGCGTGGCGATAGATTCGGGGTCACGGTGGGGGCAATTGTCCGCGTTTAGAATCACGCGCTGAACGTCCCAGTCTTCCCGTGCTGGCTCTCCTGTGTTCGGGTTGCCCTCTACCCAGTCCCGCAGAAACTCAGCTGGGCGGCCTATCGGCGTGAAGCACATAAAGACCGGGGCACTGTTGACGGCCACGCGGCTGCGAGCTTCACCCCAATGCGCCTGCTTGGGCAGCTCGTCTATGCCCAGCCAGTCAATCGTTGCGCCGCTGAGTGCCATCTGGTCTTGGCTTCCAGACTTGCCCACAATCAGGGATCCGTTAGCCAGCTCGATGATCTTAGACCCACCGCGTGTGAAGCCCCGCGCGTCATCGTAGAAGCACCGCTGAGCCACCGCTGACGGAGGCATGATCTCGCGCATCTTCCTGCTGAAGTTAGCCCAGCCTCCCTTTAGGTCTGCAGTCATCACCCACCCCAGATTCGGCGCTGCGGTGGTTTCCCTGAACGGGTGCCGGCCAATGGCGTGCCACCATGCCTCTGCGCATAGGGCCCGCGTCTTCCCAATCTGGTTCCCTCCAATCAGGATCCGCCGCTGGTGGTCGCTGCGGTGGAATCCCTGCTGTCCTGGACTCATGCCACCAAGGCCGGGCTGTTCAAGCTCATAGCGTGCCAGGCCGTTGCCCTTGTAGGCTTCAGCCGCTGCCTTGATTGCTGACAGGTTGATCATGCTTCTGCATCTCCGAGCCACCAGACCAAGTCAACATGGCTGTGGAAGTAGGCAAGCTCGCACCACTCCCATTCTGCGCTCTGGTCAATGGCACGCATGTGCTCCAAGTCATAGCACTGGGGCAGCACCCCAAAGGCGTCTTCAACGTCAAGAGCCCATGCCGCCGCTTCGTGTAGGCTGCCGTTGATCTCGATGCAGAAGCCAAAGAGAGTCACTCAGCCACCGCCCTGCGATTTAGCGCAGCCAGGATCAGCTCCTCCGGCAGCTCAGCCACGTGGGCCACGATAGCCTCTCGGCCTTCTGCGGTGGTGGGATCTACAAGCTCCGTCGTTTAGATTTCTTGGGTTTGCTCTACTACAGGATCGCGAACCATATTGTGACGGCGCTCGAGCACCCAAGCAGCTGCGGTCCACGTGCCATCCATCGCAGCACGTTTGATCACGCTGAAACATTCGGCCGCGTTTTCCGCCTCGGCTTTTTTAAGAGCCTCCAAAAGGTCCAGGTATTTCGGATGCCCACCGCGTGCTTTTTCCATCCACAAATAGAATGTTGATTCAGCGATCCCTGCATATTGACAAGCCAATCGATTTGTTAGGCCCAGCTCGATTGCTTTGACGAGCCGCTCTTTCGTGGTGTCGTTTAGTTTAGCCACTGGTCCCTCTCTTTCCTTGTAGCATATCAGCGGCTAACGGCGCCAACGCCAACGC